ACTCCTAAACTATTTTCCACCAATGTATTCATATATTTCTTTCCAATTACTAACTCGAGTGACACCATCGCTTGTGTCGTGACCCTTATTATATATATGGTCAATAAGAAAGGTATTCAAACCCATCTTAGCACCAAGCTCAGCATTTTCTGTCTTATCCTCAACCCATATAAAATTAGAGTCTTCGTATCGTTTAAGAGCTTTGTCTTTATCTTCACCACACGGCAAGCACACAACTCGCTCAAACACACCTTCTCCGAAAATACGATCAAGGTTTTGTTCGCGTAGTTTGATTGCCCAAGGATCGTCGCTCATTGATGTAATGCAGTGAAAGACAGCACCCTCTTCTTCGTGTAACTTTCGAACATACTTTACAGCATCTCGTATAGGTGGAAGAAATCCAATTGCTGCTGACTCACAAAAAGTTTTGCATAGCTCTTTTGATACCTTACGGTCAATTCCGTAATGTATATCCATTGCATACGCGGTAGAATCTACGGGCCGATAACCTTTTCGGTGCATCCACCAGTGATAACTTTGAGCCCAATTTAAAAGGACTCCATCGCAGTCTGTTAGTATAATCATTGATAATTTAAAATTTCTTCATTACTGACCGAGAGCCTTGCCTCGATACATAATAATCTTTGTTTCTTTTCCAACTGTCATTTGTAAAAACTTGTATCTCACCAGCAGTCTTGTGAGAATAAACCATAACACCACGTCTGTTTCTTTCGATTACACGAGGTGGTGGACTATCTAATCCTAAAACTTGTCTTAAATTAGAGTCTAGCTGCATTTTCCATTTCCATTGCGATTCGTACAATAAGAATCCATAGCGAATCTTCAGCAATCTCGTCTTTGTAAATAACTGAACGATTCTTTTTTATAAAAGGCTTGAGCTCTTTCTCCCAATCATATTGATTCCAATTATGTGGAAGCTTTTCTGTCAAAACAATACCTGACGCTGCAGGTACATATTTGTCGTAAGTAGTATCTTTAATAACCATTCTAATCAGCGTTTGCGTACATTGCCATTTCTTCTAAGTCTCTATCGAGTGTAGACTCCGCAGCGTCTGTGAATCGATACCCGGTATTGTATCCGACATGAATTGTATATCGGTCGAAGGCTTCTGAGCGAGTTAGTGTACATACCTCTGTAGAGCCTGAAAAAAGAACAAAAGCTCCTGTGCTTTCATTGTAATCTATTGTCATTATTTCCATAATTTAATTTTTTATTGTTTAATAATTCTATGAAATATTCTTGTATTTGTCAATTAAATTCGCCATGAAAAATGTGATGCTCGATCGCATCATTTACGATTTGTTTATCTAAATTTACACCCAAATAATTTGGTACTCCTGTAGGTGTTATAATGAAATACATCATATTATTCGTTATAAAGTTTACTTCAGTAAAGGCCTGATAGCCTTTCACCATCCAAGTTTGTTCATCATTTATACTTAATTTCATATTTTAAGGTCGGCCAAATCGTGAGAAGTCACCCATTCCGTCGTAATCAGAATCGGGTAAACTTTTCTCTTTATTTTTTGGAATTGCGTGTTTAGTCAAATACCTTTTCTGTAAAGGTTTACGAAACATATATTTTAAAAGTCTTATCATACTACTTCTACTTGATCTACTGCTCGAAGCGAAACGTCTGCCCGAACTGAGAAGAAAGTCTTGTGTTGAAGGTTTACGTAGTAGTCCAATGCTTGATAGCGAACCAGGTCGTTGCACTCACCAGTTCGAACATTTGTGAGTTGGTATATGTTGCCATATCCTTTATAGTCGATAATGTAGTTTATTACGTTTTCCATAGTTTAAACAGGTATTGCAAGAATTAAGCCATAATACCCAATGGCGGCGATTATTACTCCTACTAGAGAAGCGAAGAGGGTTTCTATTATTATCTTTTTCATATTTAAATTATTTAGAATATATATAAGCGTCAACTCGTTCTGCGTGTTTTAGCAGAATAGTCTGATACCCTCGAGTGGCACGCCAGTGCCATGGATCAGAAGCTTTATAGTAATCACGATTTGGGTTGTTTTTGCCCAATCGCCCTTTGAGGCATAACCTTTGATTAGTACCCTTTAGGGCTTTTCGAAGGTTAGCAATGATAGCTAAATCGTTGGAATCCTTGTGGTCAAATGTACCGACATAGGAAGTGGAATAGCGGTGGCTTTTATTATTAGTCATAATCAATCTTATAATAATATTATACCACATATTGACATTTTTGTCAACAAGTATATGTCGTTCTACTCTAACGACTTATAAAACTTATCGCGTTTTTCTAACAAAACTGAGGCCCAATCGTCTCTTTTTTCGACAAAAAGGAGAGGTTTTGACTCATTTTCTACGGTCATAGCAATGACCAATTGAGTGATTGGTATCTTAGTTCTTTCTTCAAACATGATAGCATAAGCCGCCGCTTGCATAAAATAGCTTTCACACATTTTCCGAGTCTTAATTCTGCGTGATGTTTTAAAGTCAACTATGGATAGTTGACCATCAAACTCTGCAACTAAATCTACTCTACCTGCGAGCTTCAAATGATGAGAATACAACGGACATTCTTGAAGTACTATCTTACCGAGATGCTCATCAAGTACTTTCTTAAGTGGTTTCCACATGGCAAGAATGTGTGGCATCTCATCTTCTTTTAAACAATCAGGCTTATTGTTTATATAGTCTTCAGCAATGTTATGTATTCGAGTACCTTGGCCTGCAGCTTTTCGTGATATACGATTTGCTTCTTCTGCTCCAACTTTTTTTCTCCAAGCCATAATTGCAGCTTTCGAGAAATAACCAAGCATCGTAGTAATAGACGGATAAGACTTACCTTCGGGTGTCTTATATACTCTACCCTTTTCTGTTGTTTCTGCTACTAAATCATAGCCTAATTCTATTGGTTCATGTTTAAACATTATTTAGTTCTGATTGTATTATCTTTTCCACTGCCCTTTTTTATTTGATTTAATTTATCGTTCCAACCACTGCCTGCAACATTCCCCGCATTGCCTCGACTTGTTTCATAATTCATGTTAGGTACAGATAATAGTCTAATGACTTTGCATCCACCTTTTTCACAGTGCTTTTCTTTTAAGGGCTCGTCTCTTTTAGCATAAGATAAAAACATTTCCCATGTCTTACCACATTTTTCACATTGATAATCGTATGTCATATTACATTAAACCATTTTGGTGTTTCTCTTTTTTTCCAAGTCATTTTAAATCTTTCTTGCTTGGTTTCATAAAATCTTCGGTAACTTTCGATAGGGTCTTCTAACATACATTCGGGGTTTGAGCCCATCGCCAATTTGAATTTTGTTCTTCTTCCGTTTGGCATATTATTTGGCAATGGGATTAAATATTCGTTTAGTTCTGCAGATGCATGTTTCTTTCCATATCTATATGTATACTCATCTAATAGTGCATTAAATAAACGATAATGCCAAGTATAATTTTCTTTTGATTCCATTGTCCAAACTGTACAAGGATGTTTAGTATGTACTGCTTTGTATAAATGTATTTCTCTAGCATCTGGTAATACCCAATACTTTTGCATAGTCTTTCCTGTTGAAGAACGTCTCGTCTCGAGTTTACCATCAAGAATACGATGTGCTGTCGAGAGCATTTGAGCAGATTCCAATATCATCTTAACAACATGTTTATCGCAATGCTGCTGAGCTGCTTTAGTAGGATTCTTATCTAGTGCAAAGATGTTCATAGTAATTTAGGTAAGGCGGTCTTTACTAATTCTTTTGTAATTGATGGATACAAATCTGTAAGTTTTTTGTCTTTACAAGCAATTAAGACATTAGCATCTTGCTCATGAATTGTCTCTAATAGATAGATAAATTGTTTTTCTTTTTTAAATTTAGGTGCTTGACTTGATTTTACACATGCTTTTAATCTTTCAAGTCTACGTTTATAAGGTTTAGTTATAGTGGTAAGTTTTTCGAAAGGTGGTGCACCTTCTGGTAAATCTAATTCTACACCATCTCTATAAGCTACTTGCAACATTGTTTTTGATGACCAAGTGCTTAATGTTTGTAATACTTTTATCTTTCCTTTTTTTGTTTTTTCTTCTTCGACTCTATCAAAGATTTCGTGTGGTAACATTTCCATAGTATTATTTAGTTTGAAAATCTGCTGCTGCTTCTACAAGCATTGAGCATCTTTTTTCAATTAAGTAATTTAGTATTTTATTGTTTGGTTTCTCTTGCTGCTCGTTGAATTGCTTAACAATGTCATCAGCAATTTTTTGTGGAGTATACGCCAAATCGATTAGCTTTTGATTACGTACAAAGTTTCTGTTTTCTTCGTCACTCATATTCAGATCAAGTTCCCAACGACATTCGTACCAATCTTCGATCTTCTTTTTTCTCATAGGTGTTTGACGAATACCTTCAACGAAAACATTATCACCACTAAGAATATTTGGTACACCATCACCTGTATCACCCTTACAAATATGTTCGAATAGATATTTTTGTGGGTCT